TCGATGCGCGGTGATACCCAGTTTCGCTGCAGTCGAGGTGCCGAGAACACTGGTCACGATCTGACCAAAGTTCTGGATCTTGTCTCTGGACTTGCCAATGGCGTCGAGAGCTCTACCGACCGACGAAGCAGCGTTGGACGCAGACAGGCCGTTCCTAGTAACGAACGCCATGAGAGCTGCAGTCTGTTCAAACGTCTGGTTTTCCCTAACGGCCGGACCAGTTACACGGCCGATAGCGTTGGCGAAGTCCCCATATGTACCAACGCCGTACTTGACCAGGTTGAACATGGTGTCCTGGACCTTAGTTACGTCCTGGACCTTGAACTTGTAAGCGTTCATGATGCCGATACTGGCACGCTCGGCAGTACTCAGATCGACTTGACCGGCAACGGCTTCCTTCGAGAAGTTCGTCAGTAGAAACTTGGCCTGCGACAGGTTCACGTCCATCGACGAGAAGATGTCGTACAGGCCTCCCTGAATCTGATCAAGCGGAACGGCGATCTTAGTCGCAACGTCCAAACCAGCCTTAGCAACCTCGTCGAGTGAAGCCTTGACACCAAACATCTGGGTCTTGGTAAGAGCTACCTGCTTGTTGTACTCAACTGCGTCAGCGGTCGCCTTACCGAAGAAGGCGAGGCCAGCGACACCGACAGCTGCAATACCCGCACCGACAGCCATCAGTGCCTGACCACGTTGGATCGAGGCCTGCGCGGCCCTCTGCTCAGCCTTACCTAGGTTGTTGAAATCTCCAGCTAGACCGCGCAGGACACCCGAGCTCATGTTCTGGGCACGGACGACCAGGATGACCTCTCGAATACCGAGGGGCATTACTACCTCCTGGCGTTCCGGTTCCGATGTTGCTCTTCAAGCTCCTTTATCCGCTTGGCCTCGACGATCATATCCATCCCGTAAACGAAGAACGAATCCTGATCGAGGAGTCCTCCCGGTTGCGGGAGGCAGTGCAAATGTTCACACATGTTCACCAAGCCGATGAGCTGACCGGCTATTCGTCCGTCTTCAGTGTCAGACGGTCTGCGGCTGGCTTCGCTGGCGCCGGCGTTGAGGATGAGGCGGTGGACCTCGGCTCGGAGTTTGGGAGCTGGTTCTCCCAGTTGTGCATGTCCTCGATCAGCTGTGCGATCTCGTCGCCGATCATACCGTCGAGCTGGTCGACGTCGGTAGCGACCTTGAAGTTGAGCAGCGTACCCTGGTCATCCTTCTCCAGGTTGTGCTCGACGACACACGACGCCATCTCGAAGAACGCGACCGAGGTCTGAGCCTGCTTGACCTGCATCGAGGACTGCTTGGTCCGCTGGTCGGCCTGCATAGACATGGTCATAGCAATGTCCTGGCGGTGCAAGCGCTCGCCGTACGACATACGACGGAGCTTGACCCAACCGCCAGGACACGACTTGAGATCGAACTTCTCTGGAACGGTAGAAACGGTTGCTCTGGGCATCTTAGTCCTCCCTTTAGACTTGCGCCCTCTTCTTGTGCGGCTTACCGGCATCTAGCGACTGAAGATACCGACGATGGTCCCTGTGTACGAAGGTGTCGTTCCGGCGACGACGATGTTCAGTCGACACTTCGTCAGTGCGAAGAAGCCGCCAGACAAACCCGAAGCGCCGGCTCCGACCACCTGAGCGGTGGCACCGACAGCGACAGGGCCTGCGAAGTTGGTTGCCCACCACGGACCGGGAACCTGCACCCAGTTGACGTTGTCGACGGTCGTCTGCAGGTTGATCTGCATGGTGGGTGTGCCACCTGCGACGGTCATGTTCGCGACGATGAGTCCTGACTTGTAACCGCTCAGGTCGAACGTCGCGCTGTTTACGGTGGCAGCACCCTGTGCTGTGAAAGTCTGCAGGGTGAACTGGTCAACGATAAGGCCCACTACGACTCCTTACGTGTGCGGGGTAATGACTTCTTGTGTCTTGTAGATGATATCGTACTCGTTACCCGACCCGTCCAACGTGGACTGGTAGGTAATCGAGGCACGGATCAGGTCACCCTGACCCGACAGCGGCACCTGGTATACGTCCTTGATGCCGTTGAACACGTCGAACTGGATGCTGTTGTTGGCACCTGCCGTCGTCAGGACCGTCAGCTTCTGACCTGCAACTGACTGGAACAGCCCGTAGTCGGTCTTGTCGAGGAAGTCTCGTGAAGCTGTCATCTGGATCGAGCGCTCGCCGTAGGCGACGAACTGAGCACCCTTGGCGTTCTTGAGCCTGTACTGCGCGGCGCCTGCGTCGTCGATGTCGAACGAGAACGTGTCCATGTCGGTGACGGCTGTCGGGCTCGGGATCTGAACACTCCACGAACCGGGACCGTACGGAACCGATGTGGGCCAAACCACGGAGCCGGGAGCCGACTGCGTAGCTTCCGACAACCCGATGATGTCGGCCTGGTACTCCAGAACGTTGTTGTTCACGGTGAACGTCTGCTTGGTAGTACAGCAGCCCGTGTAGCCGAACACGACACCGTTTCGCACGACCGTAATCGACAGCGTCCGAGGAGGCACCGCTACCGAGGTCGGCGTGTAGGTGTAGACGAAGTTCGTCGCTCCTGTCTTGACACCTACAGCCCTCGACACCTCGGTGAAGTAGAGACAGGTGTCTTCCGTCGCCTCCATCGTGATGGTGCCTTCAATGTCGAAGTCACCAGGCACGACGCCGATCTGTGCAGCGGACTGCCTAATCGGACGACGGTAGTTGTTCTGTTCCTTGTACTCCAGCGTCTCCGACAGAATTGGGATGAACTTCGTCGGTGCAACGTACGTACCGACAACTGTCTCGAAGGCGACACCGATCAAGCCGCCTGCGCCAATGCCGTACCCGCTCACTCCTCACCACCTTCGTCCTTGTTGTCGTTGTCCTCGCCGCTACCGCCTTCGTCCTTCTTGACGACCTTGACGCCGAAGATGTTGAGTTCCGTCGGGTCCTTAGCGCGCATAGGCAAATGCACTCGCTGACCCGTTACGGGATGCGGATCGGAAAGGTTGACGACCGAGTTGATAGAGCGGAACCGCTCTACCTGCTCGTCATCCACATCAGTCGTCGTACCGTTATGGAACGTTCCGAGACCGTGGATGTAGACGTCACTATCACCCGCACTCGGATGGTCTACAATCACCTGGTAAGTCATTTACACCACCTGCTGTGGGAGTGTCGTCTTGCTCTGAGATTCAAACGTCAATCTAGCCCCCATCATGAGGGAACCACTCTTGGTAATCATCCCCGGTTCGTTCTGCGTACATAGCACCGAGAAGACGTTACCTCCCAAGAGCAAGTCACTATGCACCAACGTCTCGATGGCATCTGCTAGCGTCGTTGCACCGTGGAGGTTCTGCTGCACATCCTGGATCTTCGAGTAGTACACCAGGACGTATGTCTCGAACGTGTTCAGCGTTCTGAACGTAGCACCTTGGAACTCGCGCTTCTTGTTCCCGGGAGCTACGCACAGCGCGGGGGTGTTAGGAATCAGCTCCTGGTCCCCGTACCAGACACTCTGCACTCCGAGAGCGGTCATGTTAGTGGGGTTGAGGAGCTTCTGGTAGATGTAATTCGCTACCACTTCGTTACTGTCGGTATTGGGGCCGGGAGGCATCACAACCCCAATCTTGCGACGATACGCTCGTTCATCCAGATCTCGAACTCTAGCTGGATAGCGTCCAAGTCCGAAGTCTGAACTAGAGCAAACGGTCGAGCAGGCGCGTAGGCACGAAGTCCACCACTAAGCACCTTTTCCATCATTGCCTGGAAGCCCTCTGCGGAAGTCGCACCTGCTCCTGCAGCAGTAGCGCTACCGTAACCTGCCTGGTGTAGAGCTCCGTACCAGATCTTGTCTGGCAGGTTGAGAATAGCTGCCTGGGTCTGTGTTACGGTCCAAATGTTGAACTGGCCCATAGTCTTGTAAAGCAGTCCAGACCTTAGTAGCGGATCGCCAACCGGAAACTTAGTCTTGGGGTCTCGAGCCTTCACCATCAGCGTCGCATCAGACAGCGGAGTCCACGCCTCTGGCCTACCACCAGCAATGAAGTTCTTCTGGATGCTGGGTGCGAGGACTCGCTGGATCGAACGCTTCAACGGCTCACGAAATGATCTGATATCAACGTCAAGAGTGTCAAACGCCTTAGCCGACATAGCGATCGTAGGGGTAAACGAATAGCCCAAGTTGATCATACTGTCAACTCGGACACCGTTCGGCGTTACGGTCGTAGTCGAGGTCGTTGTCACTAGAACACCTGACCCATTCCAAATTTAGCCGGACCCAACGACAAGTCGTTGCAGTCCGTGTTCATTCTCCACGCGTCCCAGGTCGAACTGGTATCTGTCGGATAAAACTCTGGAGCAACTGCAGGCTGGTTAGGTGCGATCTCCGCTATCGCGACCGAACCGTTAATGATATCGGCCAACAGCGCTGTCGCCCAGGTCCTAAGCGTCAAACCATAACTCGCTGCCCGCTGATCCGATACGACCTCGGAGTACTGCCTATCGTATACCCAGCCAGCATACATCATTGATATTACCTGCTGGACAACTTCAGGTGTAGTAGTAGCGTCAATCCAAAGTGGGACGAACTGGGCGTAGGTCTCGGTGAGTCTCCCGAGGATCTCTCCCGAGACCTGCGCTTCCAGTCCTGCGTCCAGAGAGGTTACGCTCAGCTTCGTTGTCTCGAACCAGGACTGGACCTGGGCAATGGTGATGTGTGCCAACGAAGCCACCCCCTCTTACTTGCCGGTGCTACCCTTGCCTGAAGGCGGAGCCTCCACAGGGGCGGCGCTCTCGTCCTTCAGGTCGACTTCCTGCTGCTTGTCGACCTGTGCGTCCGTCGTCGTCTGCATCTCAGCGATCTGCGCTTCGAGTTCGGCGATCCGGGTGTCGCGCGGGTCTACGTAGTCCTCTCCTGCAGCTCGTGCCTCGAGGATGTTGGGGTCATCCTCCCCGCCCTGCACGACCACGTTGCCGTGCTCCAGGAAGTAAGCCCACTGGTCTTCGTCGAAGTCCTCAGGGCGAACCGTAGTACCCGGAGGGATGTCGGGACCCAGCTCGGTGTATGCCACATAAGCCATGTCGTCTCCTAACCGACGAATGCGGAGCTGAGGACGCTGGTGAACAGGAAGCCACAGATCGACTTGTTGTTCGTGTCCAGGCCGATCAGTTCGAGGTCGTAGCGCTGGCGGAACCGGATGATGTCGGAGGCCCGACGCTCTTCCCTCCACCTGTCGACGATGCCGCCGCCGAGCGCGCTGTCCGTACCTG